AGTTAAAATAAAGTAGTATATTTGTAACCGATGACACACCAAAAGGTAATCGAAGTTATAGTATCAAATGACAGTTTTTTGAAATACTGCCACAAAGTAGCCGCCCCTAGAACTCACATAGCAGAAGATTTATACCAAGAAACTATCCTAGCAATATGTGAAACTAAAGACGACCGTTTTGTTAAAGCGCACGTTAACGGTTATCTTAACGCCTTTGTCTTTAAAACGATTAGAAACATTTGGTTAAAGCGTAACACATTTAAACAACATACCGATGGATCAACTTCTAATCTTATGGAATACGCCAACACTTTGCAAAATGTAGAAGCTTTTGATTTTGATAGGATGTACATTAACCAAGCTAGTAAAGACTATGACCCAACAGCGGATATAGTTTTTGAGGCTGCTAAGAAAATAATAGCTAAAGATAGTGATAGTGAACGGATGGAAATAAGATACCGAGCTAGGGTTTACAACCATTCAAATAATAACATTGCAGGATTTGAGGCTATTAAATCATTTAAAAACGCTGGTAGGTTTTCACAATACATTGGAATTAAAAGATGTGCCATTTATAAAAGTTGTAGGGAATATCACGAAATACTAAAGAGTAAACTAAAATATATTATAAATGATTAACTACTTATACATAGCTTTGTTTGCGTTTTGGTTTGCTGAACTATCTACAATACCACAACGTATTTTAATAGCAACGGGATTTAAAAACCTTTACCCATTTAGTTGTGTAAAGTGTTTATCGTTTTGGATGGCATTAATTTACTCATATAACGAACCGTTTTGTATTATTATTGCAGGGGTTACTTCTTTATTGGCTATGACTATTTGTTTATTATTTAATAGATTAAGATGACACGTGACGAGGCTTTAGATACATTAGTTAGGCATTCTCAATTCTTTGATTTATACGCCAAAGAACTATTTATTCCACGTGGATGTGAGGGTATTATGGGAGAAATAACCGCAGCTTACAAAGTAATTAATAGCGGCTATGTTTGTTCATCATGTGGTAACGAATTAATAATTGATGCAAATAGATACCGTTTACATAGAATGAAAGAACTAAACTTAAAACACCACATTTTTGATGAAAATACTACTAATCCACTCGTTTAACATTAAAGATAATAAGCCAGAGTTTAACGCTGTGTCTTATTATCGAATGAATAAACCTCATGAAGTTTTAGCACGTTTATATCCTGAGTTTGAAATTGTGCATTCTTTACCTAATGACATTTATCCCGATGACTTCTTACAAACTATTGACTTAGTTTTATTTTGTAGAGAAATAGATAATAGCAACGGTATTATAGAAGTACTTAATAAACTTGGCATTCGTTTTGGTTTAGACCTTGACGACTATTGGAATCTACCCGAAGACCATTTGCTTTATGAATACTACAAAGAACACGAAAAGCCTAAGTTAATTATCGAATCAATTAAAGAGGCTCACTTTGTTACCTGCACAACCGAGATACTAGCTAGTAAGATTAAAGAATATAACAAAAATACATACGTTATTGAGAATGGTATTGATGTAGACGACAAAGTATGGCAAAACAATCATATCAATTCTAAACGTATTCGTTATGGTTTTACGCAAGGCACAACACATTTACCAGATGTTATGTCAATTCATAAGGATGTGCAAAACGCCTTATACGATGAAGACTTTAACCGTAAATGCCAAATTATATTAACAGGTTGGAACGCTATTAAAACAGAAGAATCAGTCTATATTGGTTATGAGCGTATGTTAACTGATAATCTTAAAACACTATTGCCGGTTGATCGTGAGTATTGTTTACGTTTAGTTAAATACAAATTCCCTAGTGGTATTAGTAAACCATACCGTAGAGTGGGAGCTTTACCAGTTTATGAATTTGCAAGGGTTTACGATGAGATGGATATATTAGTTAGTCCGTTAGTTGACAATGAATTTAACAATTGTAAATCAGAGTTAAAAATGATTGAGGCAGGCTTTAAAGGTTGTGCTTTTATGGGGCATAACGTTAACCCTTATTCTAACTTAATGACTAAACACAACTCATTTGATTTAACATGGGGGAACTTTAATGAGTGGTCTAAATATCTTTTAAGTAATCCTAATTTAATAAAAGATACAGCATCACAATTAACTTTAGATGTACAAAGATTTTCATTAAATTTGTTAACTGATAAACGTAAAGAATTATATGAGCGATTCAAATAAACTCTATCACTTCTACCATATTTATGCAGATGGACAATGGCAAACACCAGTTAGTCAACACATACTTGCATTAAAGAAATGGGGGTTAATTGATAACCTCGCAGCTTTTAAAGTTGGTATTGTTGGTAACGAAACAAACCGAGCGTCCGTAATTCAATATCTTATTGATTCTCAAATTAACTTTGATGTTATTGCAACTGCTCAAAACGGATGGGAACAAGTAACTCAAATACCCTTACATAACTTTGCATTAGAACATGATGGCTATGTTTTATACGCCCATTCTAAAGGAGCAGCAAACCCCGAACAACCTAATCAATCATGGCGTAAATCAATGACTTACTATAACGTAGGGCAATGGCAAACAGCAGTACAAAAGTTAGATGAGGGTTTTGATGCAGTTGGACAACATTGGATGTTTCCATCTCATCACTCGCCAGAGCATAAAGGCTGGCCGTTCTTTGGTGGCACATTCTGGTGGACTTCATTAGCTCACATTAGAACATTAGGCAAGCCATCATTAGAACATAGACACGTAGCCGAGGGTTGGATTGGCGAACAATACTACAATAAAGAAATGAAGTGCTTTGATTTTACAGGGCATATTTCTGCTCATCCTTGTTATTCACTTTGGCAACCACACACACAAGAATGGATATGACATTAAACCTTATAACACCTCTATTCCGTTCAGGTATGTTATCTCGTATTAAAGATAGCATTCCAAACCAACCCGATATTAATTGGATTATAATCTTATGTGCAGAACGTGAAATTCTTATTAAAGAATGTGTTAGCTTAGGTTTACCATTCCTAGTTATAGATGCCCCTGATACATTCGCATCAATACACCTTAAAACTAACTTAGGTATAAGAAACATGAAACAAGGTTTCTTTTATGGACTTGACGATGATACAACATTTAACCCTAATTGTTACGACATCTTTAAAAGATACGGTAACGATTATGAAATGATAATAGGTCAACAGATATTACAAGATGGCACAATTAGACCAGCTCAAAAACCACAACATTGTTACACCGATGGCGCACAAGCCTTAATACATTCATCACTATTAAAGAATATAGGCATAAATGATTTATCTAAAAATCCCGTAGCCGATTGTGATTTATTATTAGATTGTTATAATTCAACAGAAAAGCGTATATTTGTAAACGAAATAATATCTAACTATAATTTTTTAAGATGAACCAAAGAAGATTAAGAAGAAGACCAAGAATACAAAGGTTATTTGAAAATAACCCAATGCCATGCGATGTTGCTAACTCGCATATCTTTCAATGTGAAATAATAATTTGTTTGAACTAATGCAGGATATTTACGAAAACCAAACAGAATGGCAAAGAGTGAAGAATTTATAACAAGCCTACCTGAATATGCTCAAAAATATATTGAGGTGTGCTTAAACCATTCTAAAGAAGTGGCAACAGGTAGCGGAAAGATAGTAAACCAAAAGGAAAGACATATCCCTACAATAGCATTCTTTCTCAATATATGGTTGCCAATGACTATGGGTGATACAATCGCTAGGAAAACATATTACGAGTGGTTAAAAGGAGATTGTGAGCATAAAAGTAACACTATAAAAAAGATAGATGACTTATTTTGTTCTTTAGCCGTTGATATTGTAGCAAACGAGGGCAAGGGTATATTCTATGCAAAGAATAAATTAGGCATGACGGATAAAGTTGAGGCTAAGAATGAGAACACTAATATAGAAATCAAGGCAGAGTTTGGTAGTAAAATTATACACCCCACACGAGAACCAAGCGAAGATACACCATAGTATCAATAATGAACCTTACAAATACTATGCTCTTAACATTGGTAGACAGTTCGGTAAATCATTATTAGGTATTAATCAGGCTTTATATTGGTTGTATAATGTACCTAATTGTAAAATAGGTTGGGTTAGTCCTGTGTATAAACAATGCAAGAAAGTATTTAAAGATATAGATTCTGCATTTGCAAACAATCAAAATGTATTTAAAGATAAGAATAAAACAGACCTAATTTTTATATCTCCAAACAATTCAACTATCAATTTTTATTCAGCAGAAAGTTACGATAGCGCACGTGGCGAAACATTCGACTTTCTTATTATGGATGAGTTTGCATTCCAACCTGAGGATGCGTGGACTTCCGTATTTAGAGCAACCGTTTTAGTTAGGGGGCAAAAAGTATTATTCCTTTCAACGCCTTTTGGTAAAAACCACTTTCATAAAATCCATTCATTAGATGGGGTAAACAATAATTATAAGTCTTTTACAATGACTTCTTATGATAACCCATTAATTAACCCTACTGAAATAGATGACGCAAGGTTAACACTACCCGAAAATGTATTTAGGCAGGAATACTTAGCCGAGTTTGTAGATGGCGGAACGGGTGTATTTGTTGATGTAGCTGTTAACGATTCACCAAGCGGAGCAGAACAATACTATGCTGGGATTGACTTAGGTAGAGCAGACGATTACACAGTCTTAACCGTTCTTAATTCTAAGGGGCAATCTGTTTACTGTAATAGATGGCGGCATAACACCTGGTCAAACATTATAAACGATTTAATGCCACACTTAACCAAGTGGAATGCTATGTGTTACGTGGAGGTTAATAGTATTGGAGATGTATTATTTGAACAAATAAGAGCAAGGTACAACCGAGTAGAACCATTTTATACCACATCAAAAAGTAAGCAAGATATTATCGAGGGTTTACAAGTGGCAGTCCAAAACAAAGAATTTAGTATTTTAGATGTTGATTGGCTTAAAAAGGAATTTGATGTATTTACTTATGAGTACTCACAAAAGACTAAAAGTATTAAATACTCTGCTCCTAATGGTTTTCACGACGATGGGGTTATGAGTTGTGCAATTGCCTACCACGCTTTAAAGTCTTTAAAGAACTCAGGCAGATATTCATTTGCTTAAAACAAATCAACTTTTTTAGTATTTAATAGGTATGAGATTACCTACTTCATACAACCAAGTTACCATTGAAGAATATCAAACAATATACCCTCATCTAAAAGGTGACATTGATTGGTCTAGAATTATATCTTTCTTTACAGGTAAATCAATTGAATGGGTTGAAACTCAGGACTTAAAGTTCTACAAATACATGGTTAATACTTTGGCATTCTTAACCAAAGAAGTGCAACCTAAAGTATCATTTAAAAGCTATGCAAGTGGTTTACTTAAGTCCGTTAAATACAAGCCACAGCCTAAACTTATCACTTACCAAAATGGTAACTTTTACAAAGCATCACGTTCGGTAAATGATATTAACGTGGGTAGGTACATAACAATCAAAACGTTATTAGAATCCCCAGACTATTACCCTAACAAACTACACGAACTTTGCGCCTTAACATACGAACCGGCAAGTTATTTATCATTCAATTACGATGGTAACAAACACGCTGAGATAGCAGAGAAGTTTCTTAAAGCTCCAATGTCAATAGCACAACCGAGTGTTTTTTTTTGCTTAGAAGTATTAATGAATTGGAATCTCAATACTCTGGATTATTTGGAGGGGGTAGAGGCAATGATGATACTGAACAAACAGATAGAAATAGAACTGAGAGAGAACGGTTTGCGGAATTTTGGGGATGGACTTATATAGTTAAACAAGTTGCAAGAAAGAATAACATCAAAGAAGATGAAATTCACGAATGGAGCGTAATAAGATTGTTAAACGAATTAGCCTTTATGAAAGATGAGAATCGAATGGAGGCAGACGAATTAAGAAAGATTGAGCTTAGCAGAGGACATAGATAAATTACTTAACGACTTTACAGAACAATACGCTAAGGATTTAGAAATTGAAATGTTTAAGGCTCTTAAGAAAGGTGGCAGAGGTAACCCGAACCCTCCTGATATCGAGTTTAAAGGCGGTGTTGTTTATGGATCTGGTAAGGTGTTTTTAAATGTTTACTCTAATAAAGATTATTGGTACTATATACAAAACGGAAGAAAGAAAGGTAAGATGCCATCAACTAAAGAACTTGGTGCTAAGTGGCAGTCTAAGAATGGAATAAACCCCGCCAACATTATATATCAAATGACAGTTGATTATAATAAAAAGAAAGGGTTTACTAAAAGAATAGTTAAAAAGTTACCATTCCAAAAAGCAGCGAAACAATTTGCTTTTATAGTGGCAAGGTCAATAGGTAAAAATGGCGTAAAGCCTAGACCGTTTATTGATAATGTAAATAATGATAGACTAGATATTATGTTATCAAAGCTGTCAATTTTAATAGGTAAAGAAGTAACATTAGTATAAAATGGCAGTCACAATAGTATCAAGCCCAGCAAGTCCAACACCTGTTTATAACGAACAGTTTTTGTCGGCTACATCAACACAAACGGCTCAACCTAATTTTACATATACAATCATTGTAACCGATGTTATAACCTCAACAGTTATAGCAACCGATTATGTTAAGGCGGATATTAACGGCAAACTATTATACGACATTGGAACTTATGCTGAAAAGTATGTGCAAAATTATATCCCCGTTAATTTATACGGATGGAAAAAATGTGCTAATGCAACTAGAAAGATTAGATTTAATATAGGAGAAACTTATGGCGCAACTCCAACTTATTACGCTGGGGCTAATACCGATTACATTGTAAGCAATGCAGGTTTAGATAAGATTTACATGGCTCCTTATAGCCCTAATTATATTTGTTATGATACAACAATACCAAACTTAGTATTTGGCACAACTTTACCTAACAAAACTTATGTAGACCGTTCGCTTTATTTATATGTTTTATGTCAGGCTAATGTAGGCGAGTTTACAACTTTAGAGGTTGCAACGTTTGATAGTGCTGGTACACAATTAGGCGCTTATCAAATAGACAGACCAGATAGTGGAACGGGACTTTACTCAGACAATTATCAATGTATCGGGGTAGGTTATAAAGACTTATTAGGAATTACAGCCCCGTTTGTTATTGTTAACGCTGGCACTTATCCTATCATAACTTCAAGTGTTGCATCATATAAACTATGGGCAACAGATGGAAGTAATACAACTTTATTACAAACTATTACAGTTGATTGCAACCCCCGCTTTGAGGTTTATACTTTACATTATTTAAACTCCAAAGGCGGTTACGAATCGATTAACTGTTCTTTGGCACATACCTTATCATCAACTAAATTAGTAAGCACCTTTAAAAAATCTATGTGGACATTCCCAAGTGGCATTCCTACATTAGACCCTGCTTTATTAGGCGAGAAAGTGCAAGGCGTAACCATTCAAGATAACCTAATTTTAAATACAGATTGGTTAACCGATGCCGAGTTTGCAATACATAAAGACTTATTCGCATCTACCGATGTTAGACTTGACTTAGGCAGCTCAACAACTTACAAAGGCGTTAAAGTTACCGATACTGGTTACACTCCATTTAATACAGAAAGATTAAGACAATTACAAATTAACCTTAGTTACACACACCAAAACAATAGACAGCGTGGCTAACATTAAAATTATTATAACTAATCAAGCAGGAGTTGAAACCGATGTTTCTTATAATCAAGAGATAGCAATTGCTTTATCTTTTCTTATTAGCGATGTTAGCAATCCTGATAAACGTAATGCCTCTTATTCTAAAACAATTATATTACCCGGCACTAAAGAAGTTGATATTGTTTTTAGTCATATTTGGAAACTTAACAACTCTTTAACAGGATTTGACCCACGTTTAAAATGTGGTATTAAATACTTCATTAATGATAAAATACAATTTAATGGAGACTTAAGGATAACAAACGTAACCGTTAATCCTGACAGTAAAGAAAAGAACTACGAGATATTAGCAACTGGAATACTAGGTAATTTATTTATATCAATAGGCAACAAGCTAATAACAGGCAATGTTAACTCAGCCGATGATATCGACATGAGTGCTTATGACCATAATTTAACGGCTGCCAATGTTTTAGCCGTTCCTACATTAGGCGTTGGCTATGCTTATGGATTAATGAACTTAGGGTTAAACCAAATTAATAGTGAAACAGAATTTCACGTTAAGCATTTTAGACCAGCTATTTTTAAGCGTGATTTAATGGCTAAGATATTTGCCGATGCTGGTTACACATGGACCTCAACACGTTTAGATAGTGCGGCGTATAAAAGGGAATTAGTATTTCAAAGTACTGAATTATTTAAGATTAGTGCAGCCGATAGGGCGGATGCTGAGTTCTTTGCGAGTAGAAATTCAACACAAACGGGAACGGGATATACGGGTACTTTTGTAGCTGGTGCTTTATGGAATATAGCAACACCAACAACGGATGTAGTATTATTTAATGAAGATACAACTGCACCTTACAATGATGCAGGGGGTATTTATAACACGGCTAATGGAGAGTTTACAGTACCCGTAACACGTAAGTATAAATTAGTAACCGAGATAAATGGCGTTGGATTTACAGTTACAAACTCTTTAAATGCGGTTACGAGTACTTCATTATTTACAGGCGATGTGTTAGTTAATATAATGGGTTATAACGCTGCTATTTCTGCATGGGTTGTTGTGGCATCTAATTTACAGCCTTTAGTTACCTCGGCTGGTATGGTTATAACTTGTTATCATTCTGGTATCTTTACTGCTGGAGTTAAATACCGAGTTGAAGTTAAGCCAGTTAATTTATCTTTAAATGTTTATAAAGGTGCTTTAGTTCCTATTAATAACGGTGTTACAACTGTTACTCAAACTTTTGGCGGTGTTGTTTACAATCCTTTATTTCCATCTACTTTACAAACTACAAAATACTTTGCAGTTGTTGATGACTTATCGATAACTGAGGGGGATTTAGTAGAAGTTAACCAAGCCCTACCAACTCAGGTTAAACAAAGAGATTGGTTAATGACTGAAATACAAGCGGCAAACTTATACCTAGAAATAGACCCTAACAATCCATTAAACTATATTATTGAACCTAGAGACGATGGTTTTTATATTGCCGCTACTGCTAATGAAAAATGGACTGATTTATTAGACCATAAAAAAGATTATCAAATACAACCCGTTAACGCTTTGGATTGTAAACGTTATGAATTCACTAATAAATCGGATGGGGATGTTTATAACGAATTATATTTTAAAGAATACAAAGAGGCTTATGGTTTTGCTTATAAAGATAATGTAACGGACTTTGTAAATGGAGTTAAAAAGACTGAGTTAATATACGCCTCAACTCCTATGGTTGAATGTGCCGGGACTGGTATATTAATACCTAAGATTCATAAATTTGATTCAGGTTTATTAAAGCCGTTTAGGTCTTTACCTCGTAATTTATATTACGGTGGTATTATAAACACATCATGGGGTACATGGACTTTAAAAAGCACATTAGCAGCCGATGTTGTTTATTCTACTTATCCTTACATTGGGGATAGTGATAATCCTTATAACCCTACAGTTAGTTTAAATTGGGACACACCAAAAGAAGTTTATTACAACTATCAACAAGCAACTTATACAGCTAATAATTTATACAATAGGTTTTACTCTAAAATGGTTAACGAGCTAACAGACGATAGAAGTTGTATTGTTAAAGCGTGGTTCAATTTAGATGAAAATAGAATTAAGGCTTTTAGTTTTAGAAAAGAAATTTACGTAGGGCATCCGTTAAACGCTTATTTTAAAGTTCAAACGATTAATAACTATAACGTTAATGAACGTGAAAGTACTGAGGTTACTTTATTAAAGTTGGCGGAATATCCCGCATGGGCTGGTGGTGTTGCTCCAAACCCTCCCGACCCGTTCAATACTGAATTAGGTAGAATAGCTAATGGTAATATATCAAATGGGGATAATCTTATACTAGGAAATAACTCTTTAATAACCGGAGGTAGTGGTAATTATATTGCAGTTGGAGCGGAAAGTGTAAGCCTAACTAATTGTATAGGGGTTGTTGTTCAAAGTGATGTTGTAAACTTTACAGGTGTAGGATTAACCGATATTGTTATAGATAACACTTATAGCAATTCATCATTAATGGGTAGCGATTCGGCTAATAGTATAACGTTAACAGCTAATACAACAATAGATGCAACATACAACAATAGAATAGTTTATGTTGATTGTACGGCTGGTAACGTAACAATAACATGGGATGTTGCTGATATGATTGATTACAAGGTTTATTTTGTAAAGACAGATGCAAGTGTAAATACCGTAATCTTTACTAATAATATAGGCGGCGGAACTGTAAGCGGTGCAGCTATGCCTTATGTAGGTATTGCAGCTCAATGGGGCAAAATAACATTAACAACAACAGGGGCAAATTTATTTATAATATAATGGCAGAAAAAACAGTAATAAGCATCGAGGTTGATGGGGTGCAAAAGTCTATTAACTCCGTTAAGGAATTAAAAGCTGAATTAAAAGCTGCTCAATCGGCTGCCTTAAATGGCGATGGTAAAGCAGCTAAAAGAGTTGCTGAACTTAAGGATAAAATGGATGACCTTAAAGACACTACAAAGTCTTTACAAGGTAGCGGAGTTGAAAAAATATCATCTTCATTTAGTTTATTGGGGCAAGGCTTTAAAGACTTTGATACTGATAAAATAACAACTGGTTTTAAAGGTGTAGGCTCGGCAATGAAAGCCATTCCTATCTTTTTATTAATCGAGGGTATAAGTTACTTAGTTGAAAATTGGAAAGAACTTAGCGAGGGCAATGGATTAGTAGCTAAATCACTTCAATTCTTAGGGGATATATTCACATCAATTACTGATAAGATTTATGCCTTTACAGATGCAATTGGATTAACTAATACTGAATTAGATAAACAAGGCGAGGCAATAACAAGTTTTGCTGAAAAGTCAAATACAGCTTTAAACGAACAAACCGCCGCTTTTGATAGACAAATAGCGGTTGCTAAAGTTAGCGGTAAAAATACGGTTGAATTAGAGAAACAAAAACAACAAGCTATTATTGATACTAATTTATTAATAGCAAAACAAATTGAGGCTTTTGTTAGAGCAGGTGGCGAACTTGACGACGAAAAGAAAAAACAATTAACGGCTAGTTTAGATTTTATTAAAGGTGCTAAAGTACAACAATATGTTATTGAGGAAACGGATAAAAACAATAGAAAAGAACTAAAGATAAAAGAAAAAGAAGAGTTTAATGAAATTGAATTAAAAGGAGACGCAACTCTTAAACAATCTAAATTAATAGAAAAAGAAATAGAGCTACAAGAGTTAATGGGTGTTGATGAGAAATATAATCAAATCAATCATGAAAATCTAAAGGCATGGAATGAAAAAGAAAGACTAGAAACTATCAAAAAGAATGAAGAAAATGCAAATTTAGTAAAAAACAGTTTACAATCAACCCAACAATTAACCGACATTTTCTTTAACTATAAAATAGCTAAAGCAACAAAAGGCTCAGCGGAGGAATTAGCCTTAGCTAAAAAACAATTTAACGTTAATAAAGCTCTTCAATTAGGATTAGCGGTTATAGATGGTTATAAATCTATTTCAGCATCCTTAGCATCTTCTCCCGTTGCAATTGGGGCAGTTCCTAATCCTGCTGGTATTGCATCATTAGCTTTTGCAGCCATATCAACAGCTGCAACAGTAGCAAAAATAGCGAGTGCTAAATTTGATGGAGGTAGTATTGATACGGGAGGCGTATCTGTTGGTGCGCCATCTATTTCGTCAGGTGGAGGTTCGGCTAGTCCTAATATAACACCAACAGCATTAAACCCAACAACTACAACAACTTTTACAGGAAATAAAAACAATCAATACCAACCTATTAAAGCTTTTGTAACTGAAAGCGATATAAGACATTCATCACAAAGGATTGATACAGCTATTAGCCAAAGCACATTCTAAAGTAAACAAACAAAATAATTTAGTATTTAATAATTATGGAACTAATAGATTTAACAATTGAAGACGATGTAAAAGATGCTAGTGGCGTGACTGCTATTGCAACCGTCGACAGTCCGGCGATAGAACAAGGTTACTTCGCCTTTGGTTCTAACAAAGAATTAAAAACAATTCGTATCACTTGTGGTTCACAAAAAGGGAACTTTGCAACACCAACGGGAGATAGACAAATCTTAGCAGGTGCATTAATGATACCTGACATGGCTATACCTCGCATTGATGAGAAAACCAAAAAGGAATATAACGTTAAATTTTCATCTAAAACAATTGAGCAAATTGTAAAGAAACATGCTAAATTAAGCTACGCTAATAACGTAAACCAAATGCACGATAACACACGAATGATTAACGATAGCTACTTATATCAATCGTTTATTATTAATCGTGCTATGGGTGTTAATCCACCTTTAGGGCAGGAGCATTTAGTTGATGGGACTTGGTTTGGTTTTATTTACATAGGTGACCGTAACGTTTGGGATGAGTTTATTAAAACGGGAATTTATACAGGCTTTAGTGTTGAGGGTAATTTTTATGAAAGTGCAGCAACCGAATTAAGTGATGAATTTTGCGCCCATTTGCTAAGCGTAATTTTAGAGTAAACAAAACTAAAGCTTAAGTATTTAATAGATATGAACGATAAAAAAACATTTAAAGATTTGGTAAACTCAATTTTAAGCCCCGAACAAAAGGAAACTTTTGCAAAAGCTTTTAAATTTGAAACACCAATTCCAGTCGTAGAGCCTGTGAATAACGCAGATGCTAAGACTGTTCCGCCTGTAGCAGGTGAGATTAAAACTAAAGATGGTACGGTAGTAAAATACTCAACTCCATCTGCTATTCCAAACGAAACAATTGTAACGGTTGTAACTCCTGATGGCGAACTTCCTGCACCTGCTGGAGAACACGTATTAGAAAATGGAGACACTTTAACAATTGGCGAGGCTGGTCTTTTAGTAGAATTTAAACCTAGCGAAGTTGTTGAACCCGTTGCGCCTGTAAATCAAGAGGCTATGGATGCTGCGGTTAACGATGTTAACGCTAAGTTAGAAATCGCTAACAAAACTATCTCGGCTTTGGTAGCTCGTTTTGATTCGGTAGAAAAAGATAATACAGAATTAAAATCAACTTTAGCAACATTCTCAAAAACGTTTAACGATTTATTGAATACACCAATGGCAGATCCAATTGTTGCGCCTGAGCGTTCTTTCTCTAAATCAGATAAAATGTTTGGTAAACTAGGATTAAAATAAATAAATATAAACAAATAAAAAAAACATAAAACAATGGCATATTCAATAACAGCGGTTGCATACGTAGAGCAACCAGAACAACTAATCTACGCTAAATTATTTACAGGTTCGCCAACAATGGACTTAGTAAAAAACAAACAAACTGGTATCAAATCAGCTGAAACTATTAGCGTTGTTAATACTCGTGGAGTATTTCAAGCTCAAGCGTGTTCTTTTAACGCATCGGGTTCAACTACAATTACTCAACGTACTATCACAGTAGGTAAATCAAAAATTGATATGCTTTGGTGTGAGCGTGATTTAGAGCCGTACTTTACACAAAAGAAATTAGCAGCAGGTGGAGATTATGATTCTTTAGCTTACACAAAAGAAATCATTGACAACACAATGGAATATGCTAAACGTGATATCGAGGTTGCTTTATGGCAAGGTGATACAACTTCATTAAACGCTTACTTAAATCGTTTTGATGGATTTGTAAAAATCATTAATGCCGCAACTATTGGTGGTACTTACTCAGGAACTGTATGGAGTGAGGCAAATAGCCGTACTGTTATCAAAGGATTAGCTAATTTAGTTATTGCTGACAATGATGTTTATCAAGGCAACCCAACTATCAAAATGTTAATGTCTCCACAAATGGCAGCTAACTACCGTTTCAAATTACGTACTGATAATTTATTCAATACTACAGGCGAAGAAACTAAGTTATACGCTGAGGGTGCAAACATTGAAATCGTTGAGATTGCTGGTTTATCTGGTTTAAGTTACATCTACGCTATCGAGCCTGAAAATATGTACATCGGTACTGACATGGCAAACGAAGAGGAGAAATTCAAAGTTTGGAAATCAGATGACGACCAAAACCTTAAGTTTCACGCTGAGTGGAAACTAGGAGTTCAAGTTGCATTCCCAACTAGAATTTACAAGTACTTAGGAGTATAAATAAATTGAGGGGTTATTAAGTTAACCCCTCTTAATTAAAAAAAATATAAAAACATGGCATTATCAAGCTGCCCGATAACATCGGGAATATCAAGGGACTGTAGAGATGGTTCGCCTGGATTAGTTAACGTTTATGCCGTTGAGTATTCAAACTATACGCAAGGAACTATTACTACTGCGAGTGGTAGTATTACTAACGTAGCCTCATTTTTAGCTAGTGGCAAAAAGATGTGGAGTTTTGAATTTGACTACGGTAAAGCAGACGAAACAGAAGTGTTAACAAATAACACAAACGGTACAATGTCAAATGCAATTACTTTAAATTTATACATTCCAAAGAAACAAGCGGCTGTTGCTCAACAAATTTTATTGTTAGCTAAGCAAGATACTATTTGGATGGTTAAAGATAAGAATGGCGCATTTAGACTATTAGGTCAAGAGTTTGGAATGAGAATTACAACGGCTACTGCTGCAAGTGGTAAGCTAGGTAATGATGATTCTGGATATACAATTATATTAACAGGCGAAGAGAGAACTTATGCAAATGTAGTTCCAAGTGCTTTAGCTGCTTTATTATTGTTACCTGCTTAATTAAATTTTCTTTTCATGTGTTAAGTGCCAACCCCGTAAGGTTGGCATTTTTATTTAGTAACAATTCAAAGTTTTTAGTATTTAATATATAAGATGATGCAATTAATTACAGGAGCTAATACCATTGATATTTCGGTAACGGAAAATTCAACTATTGCAAATCCTGAATTTGTGTTTGTTTTCATTAATGATAACACGGGGCGTAAAGTAGCTTGTACAAATACCTATACTGAATTAGATAATAACAAGCAACGTTTTGTTATAACCGTTGGAGTGGTTACACCTTTAACGGGTGGCGTTTTATTTGATGACTATGGTAGTTATTCATTTTACGTTTATCAATCAGTAGATGCTAGTTTATTCGATTATACAAATATAAATACAACAGACATTAGAACGTTAACGGGCGAAGTTGAAAACGGTAAGGCGTGGTGGGAAGCTCCATCGGTAACAAACATATACTATAAAGATGTAAGGACATCAATCGTAACAAATGGCCAATAATATAACGCAAGTAGGTAACCTTTTACAAATAGAATTTGATAGCTCGTTTCAACCTGCTATTAGAAAAATGTCTAGTGGTAAATACTTACAATGGGGTGAGCATAATTCGCACCCAAATTATTTATTAGAACTATACAATCGTGATGCTGTTCATGGTGCTATTATAAAGGCTAAGGCTGACCATGTTTATGGTAGAGGCTTATGTTATGATGAGAGTAAATTAACATTAGCACAACAAGCACAATACGATAATTTCTTATCACACGCTAATCGCTTTGAAGATTGGAATAGTTTATTTAGAAAAAACGTAACACCTTTTGAAATCTTTGATGGCATAGCTTTACAAGTAGTTTACGATTTTAACGGCAGAATAGCAGAAGTTTACAATCAAGAATTTAGTAAATTTAGACGCTCACCAGATGGTAAAACAGTTTTCTATTGTGAGCAATGGGTTGATGATAACGGTTGTGTAAATGACCAAGCGCATAAACACAAATCATTTGTTGAATACCCAATTTTTAACCCTAACATTAGAACAGGCACTCAAATCTTATATTATAAAACCGAGGTTATGAGTGCAATGGAATTTGGTAACATTTACCCCGCTCCAAATTATCAACAAGGTTTACAAGATATTGAAACAAACATTGAGATAACTAATTTTAATTATAGCCATCTTAAGAATGGAATGTTTGCAAGTGCTATGTTATCTTTATTTAATGGAGAACCAACTCAGGAAGAACAAAGAAAATACGCTAAGTTTTTTGATAGAAAGTTTAAAGGCACTTCTAACACGGGTAAAATGATGTTTAACTTTGTTGATAAAGGCGGTCAAAAAGCTGAGTTAACAACGTTCTCACAAAGCGATTTAGATAAAATGTTTGAGCAGGTTGCTAAACGTTCACAACAAAATATATTTACCGCTCACAGAACAGACCCTGCATTAGCATCTATTTTTGATGGTTCGGTTAACATTGGGGATAACACTATTTATTTACAGAAGTTTGAAAGATGGCTGTTTAGTTATATTGAGCATCGTCAAGAAATACACTTAAATATAATTAAATATTTAGCGGCCGTTAACGGTGTTGATTTATCTTTATTAGAAATTAAACAGAAACAACCGGCTAATGTAGATTTACCTTTTGATACTGCTTTACTTCAAAGTCTATTTGATTTAGATACTTTACGTGAGCATTATTCTAAAAAGTTAGGTATTGAGATAAAAGATAAAGTAACTGTAGATGGCGACCTTGCTGATATACCAGAAACGCAAGTTAACGAGCATTTAAAGAACTTAACAGGCAAACAATGGATTAACATTAAACGTTTAATTCGTGAGGTTGCAAATCAAAAGACTACTAAAGAAGTAGCTGCAATGATGTTAAAGAATAGTTACGGTTTATGTGACCAAGATATTAATATATTATTTGCAACACCTGAGGCTCAATTTAGTAAGTTTGATAAAAATGTAGACATGACTGATTATGTGCTATCTTTATTCGAGGGTAGTGCAATTGATGATAATGATGATGTAGTAGTAAGTGAGGAGTTTGTAACATTTGGTAGCAATGCTGAAGCTTTTAATTTTGAATTTGCAAAACATAAATTTGTTACAGATGCAGAAAAACAAGTATTAGATTTATTAAAAGGCGCACCAGAAACAACACCAGAGAAAGCTGCAAAGATGTTAGGTTTAGATGTTGAAACGGTTAAGAATATAATTAACAGTTTAGTTGTTGCAGGTTTAATATCTTCAATAAACAATGTTGTATCTATTACACCTAAAGGTTTAGAAACTAACACGCCTAAGATTGAAACGGAACTATACACCGTTTACAAATATGTAACCCGTGACGATGTGCCAAGAGTAGAAACAACTAGCAGACCGTTTTGTAAAAGACTATTAGCATTATCTAAATTTAGAACGTGGACACGTGATAGCATAGATGATATTACTAATGTATTTGGAGAAGATGCTTGGTCGTTTAGAGGTGGTTTTTATACCAACCCAGAAACAAAACAAACAACTGCTTATTGTCGTCACATCTGGAAAGCAATAACTAAATCAAGAACTAAGAAATAATGGCTAGTTTAATTATAAGTGAAAACTATTTAAAAGAATATACCAACATCAACAAAAATGTTGATATGACTATATTAACCCCTATACTTCAAGAAGTGCAGGACTTTTATATCATTCCATTATTAGGAACTAATTTATATAATGAAGTGTTAGGTCAAGTAACAGCATCAACTGTTACTGCTTTAAATCAAACGTTATTAGATTTAGTTGTGCCTTGTATGTTACACTATGCTAAAATGGAGGCTATGCCAGACATGAAGTATAGACTAATGAATAAAGGCGTAATGATTAAGAATAGCGAAAATTCATCTGCTGCCGATTTAGCCGAGATACAATTCTTAATGGATCGGTCAAAAAACAAAGCGGAGATTTACGCCCAACGTGTTACTAACTATTTAAACAGATATGTTAGTAGTTACCCTTTATACATTAGTAACGCTGAACGTGATGAAATAATGCCTAATAAAAATAACTTTACAAGCGGCATTATGATAGACGACGATAACGATTGTGATTGCGATAATTATATATATAAATAATGGGAATCAAAAAAGAACACATTAAAAAATTAGAACAATTCGAGAAAGCAAATGTTAAGCCAAAACCAACTAAAACAGTTATTCAACGACAAACAAACAAACCACAACCAGCTAAGTAGTGGTACTTTTTTGTTTGACCGAGTTCCTGAGTTTGGAGCTGCTGAACAAATAACTTACCCTTTAATGGGGGTTACTGTTAATCCTGTTATATTAGATGGCAATATACATACTTCATCTTTTGCTTTTGTATTCTTAGATTTAGTACATCAAGACAATAGAAATATGGATGTGCTAATGAGTGAAATGCAAAAGGTGGCATTAGAGATATTCTCACAAATTAGATATGATTTAGAGGTTTATTATAATGTTACTATTAATGAAAATATAACTTTAGAGCCTTTACAATCGGTTTATGATGATGATGTAAGTGGGTGGGGTTTTGAGTTATCAGTAGTTCAACATTATGACCGTTCGGTTTGTTCAACGCCTGTAACTAATACAGCTGGCATAGTTACAATAGTAGACCAAGACGGGAACGTTTTAACTACATTAAACCCTAATAGTACTTATACGGTTGAAGTATTACAAGAGATTATACAAACATTAACCGACCCTGCACCAGCAACAATAATACAGACTTTATAAATGGCAACAGTAGAATTAAGATACGCTCCCAAAAACACAGCATGGTTTACTACTAATGCTGCAATGATATTAAAAGCGGGAGAACCTGCCTATCATGAAACAACGGGGTTATTTAAGTTAGGGGATGGCGTAACAGCTTTAAGTGCTTTAACTTTTTTACCAACGGTTACACCAACAACTCCAACCTTACAACAAGTTTTAACTGCTGGTCAAGTTGCAACAACGACGATTGAAACAACGGGCTTTATTAAAACGGGTGGCACATCATCACAATTTTTAAAAGCCGATGGTAGTGTTGATAGTTCAACTTATTTAACTTCATTAGGAACAGCAGCAACAAGTTTAACCGTAACAGGTTCAAGTGGTGCATCTACATTAATTGGAAACGTTTTAAATGTACCTACTTATACTTTATCAGGAT